TATGGGATATTAGCTCAGTTGGTAGAGCACTTGACTTTTAATCAAGTTGTCCGGGGTTCGAATCCCCGATGTCTCATTGATTTTTAAGAACACTATCATTTCGATAGTGTTTTTATTTATCTTTTATGTTACACACGAATATATCAAACAATATGCGGATGTGGCGGAATTCTTTGTTCTTGAACGTCAGTTCAAGATCGGACAGACGCTAATCGATTTATCGATCGTCTGACAATTCCGTTTATCTATATATTGTTTCTATGCGGATGTGGCGGAATTGGCAGACGCGCCAGATTTAGGTTCTGGTGTCTACGACGTGCAGGTTCAAGTCCTGTCATCCGCATTTTTATGAAAATCTTGTATTCACTGGTTCTCGCAAAGAACGTAGTGTTTTCAATGGTTTCGGCAATTTCAAATTAGATCATAAAATATGTTATTTTGCCATTTTGGGCATAAAAAAGAAGAACTATGCAACACGAAATGCAACACGAATTTGATACAATATGTAAAAAACAGCCCCAAGGAATAATTTCCAAGGGGCTTAAATTTATGCTTTTTTGATGTATTTTGCAGAAACAAATCCAAAATATTTTCCGGCAATGCGGATATAGTACCAGTCGGCTTTGTCTTTTGCTTTAATGATATCACATACATCGACTAAATTACCTTTTGCAAGTGTAGGATAGCTTTTAAGCTGTGCATACTCTGTTCCTGCCCATGTGCGGACATTAAGTGTATTTGCAGTCACCTTTCCCACCCACTTCGGAGTTTTAGACAGAATAGTTGGCGTTGAAAGCGTACTTGCTTTTGCGCCAGTGGTAACAGCGATAGCCACGTGGTGGTTATCATTCAGGAGGATATCTCCTGCCTTTAGATAGTCACCGGATGTCAGATACTTTCTATCCGTCAGTACTTTCGCACCGGCAATCTTCATTGCAGCTCTCATGTTCCGTGTCGTCAGATAGATGCTGACCGCTTTGAGCCTTGCATTATTTAAGCGATACCCAGCCCCTTTGACAATAGCTGCTGTACTTGCGCTGCAATCAGATTCGCAAGCTACCGTGATCTGCGCCGGATCGTAGTTGCTTGCCTTTAAGTGCCGCCAGAACGAATACCGGTCATTGCTGTTTCCGGCAGTGCCCTGATCGTACCCAATGAGATTGTTCTGTGCCGCTTTTGTCGCCATGTCTGCAATCATGGTTGCGATTTTGGCGTCATTGAATCTTAGGACACAGAGCCACGGTCTACTGTACCAGTTCATGATCTGATATTCTGTACCAGTCTGATCTCCTGCTTTCCCACCTGCATATCTTCCTCTTTCATCATGTCCGCAGTTACTGATTTTTACCATTTTAGTTTCTCCTTTCTGGTTAGAATCTCTGTAGTCCTTGTAGAACACATCCATATCAACATTTCCACTGATTCCTGAGACTTTTCCCTTACTGGAATACTGCCAGCCTACACCGACATTCGGGCGTAATCTTTCCTGTACAGAACCGTTGTCGTTAGCCGGATAACGAGCAATCCAACAATCATACTGCTTCAGAGCATCTGACAGAACATTATTGTACCAATCCAGATTGCAATAGATACCAACTTTATAACCGGCTTTCTTGATTCTGGTCAGAAATGCTACCGCAATATTCTCGATAGCCTGTTTTCCAAGGTTTCTCTGCTGGCTCCATTCAAGGTCATAGAATACTGGAAAGTCAAGTCCACGGCCACCAAGAACAGAAATTACGTTCTCAGCTTCCTCGATAGCTTGTGCCGGTGTTAAAGCATAACTGTATTTGTATCCTCCGATAAGAATTCCATTGGATTTACAGCCCTTGTAGTTGTGTTCGAATGATTCGTCAATTCCAGATTTCTGATGGATTCTTAATATTGCAAACTTAACTCCAGATTTTGATACTTTTGCCCAATCCGGTTTCCCTTGCCACGATGATACGTCAATTCCTTTTAACTCCATAGTTAGCTCCTTTCGCATACATTTTCTAAAAGTTGGATGTTATCCCAAATTTCCTCAATCGGCTTACCATGTCCATTAATGTACAAAAGTAAATCAAAAATTACAGACCATAGTTTCCGTATGATTTCCTCATTACTCATATTGTGCCAATAAGGATTCGATCTCATTGATTCTGTCTCTGACTTTCTGCCTCTCAGAATTAAGCTTGTCCATATCATATGGAATCTCTCGTCCTGTGAGCTGATATTCAAGAGCCTTGATCACCTTCCAGTCTCCAATCTCTGACGTGTTCGCTTGTAATTCTGACCTCAATACCCTGAGTTCCGCTTCAAGATTTTCTTTTTCTACATTCTGCTCAAAATTCTGTTCCATTATGCTGCCGCCTTTCTAAATAGTTTTTCAAAAAGTTTATCCATGCTGCGAATAGATTTCTTGCAATCATATTTCAACTGACAGTTTCTCCAAGATTTGTAGGTAAATATGATTTCGCCAAGAGTTATTTCTTTATTATCAAGTTTCCTTTTAAAAATCTTTAGTTTTCTCCGTTCCCTCACAAAGTTGCTTTTGCATGGCTTATGCACGATTCTTCCCGAATCCGTAATAAAAATATATTGCTTAAGGAAAATAAAACCTTTATCAATTCGGCAGATATGTGTCTTTTTCTTGTTCAGTTTCATTCCTAGCTCTTCTATGATTTCTTCCGCTCCATTTAAAAGACTTTTTAAGTATTCCTTATCGTTGCTGATTGTATAGAAGTCGTCCATATGTCTTGCATATTTTCCGCATCCCATCACGGATGTAAAATAAATATCCAATGGTGTAGGATAGTAAATTCCGCAAATCTGCGATATCTGAGAGCCGATTCCAAGTCCTTTACCATCGTCGCTAAATGAACGGACAATCATTTCAAGCAAATTCATCATCTTTTCATCTTTGATGTGTCTTTTCAGTGATCTGATCAGCTTATCATGTGGAATATTTTCGAAGAACTTGCTAAAATCTCCAACAAGGATATATCCTTTATTCCCATGCTCTCTGTAGTAATCCCTCAAATGTTTATCAAGTCTTTTCCTGGTAAACTCAACGCCTTTCCCTTTTACAGAAGCACCATTATCATAGATAAGCTTTGAATATAGTACAGGTTCTAAAACATAATCACAGACTGCTCTTTGAAGTACTCTGTCTCTGATTGATGGTGATTTGATATGTCTTGTTTTTCCTCTCTCATTAACATCAAATTCTACGAATCTATCTGGCATATACGTTCCTTCTATCAAACTTCTTCTCAATTTGATGAGATTCGGCAACAAGTTCGCTTCGTATCTTTGGATAGATGCTTTCCAATTAACTCCCATCTTGCATTTCTGGAATGACTGGTACAGGATATTCATATCTGTTATTTTTTCGTATAAGTTTTGTTGCATATTGTCAAATAGCACACGTTTACAGCCGTCAGACGTATCTGTTGGCATCATGCACATTATTTACCCTTTCGGGACGGATAAGGTTTCCTTCGTAAGATATACACGGCATCAGCCTTTTTGTATATCATTCAAATCGTGGGCGCACATAGTAGCTGGCACTCGACGCGCCGCCGGAGTGCGCATTGCCATTGTTGTTGCAATTGCAGAAACTCGACGCCGAGGCTATCAAACCTTACCCGATGTAAATATTTACTTTCCTTTCTCTATATTTTTGCGGTCTCTGTTATCTCTTTGTCTCCATCCTTTCAACAGATCAACTTCTCTTTCTACTGTCTCAAGAAGTGGGATTAACCTGTTCAAATCAATCGCAAAGCAAGAGGCTATATATTGTAATTCCTGGTACAAGCTATAACAGATACCAATTGCATTATTTTGATATTTTCTCCTTACAGCATATTCCTCATGCAAGAACTCTTTTGAGGGATATATGGAATTCGCAAGTGTGATGTTGTCTATAAGGTCTTTCATGTAATCCATCATTACTTTTCTTTCTTGTTCTATAAACCAATTCGGAAATTCTGCCTGAAACTCATGGTTTGGAGTCTTACCATATTTCGAAAATATCTCATCTATCATCTGTTGATCTTCTTTAGAAATATCCTTAATGACTTGATTCACGGATTTCGGATTTCTTTTCGCTCCGAAATCACGCATCATCCACTTTGAAATCTCAGCCCGCATATAAATTGCGTTCTTGTAAAATTCCATTGTGGATAGACTTCTTAAGTGTTTTAAAACTGAAATTTTATTTTTCTCCTTTCTTCCATCCGCACCCACAAGGGGTGCAGATTCCAGATTTCGCTACGCTCCGATTACGAAGCGCGGGCGCACACAGCCGCTGGCATACGACGCGCCGCTGTAGTCCGCATTGCCAATGCTGCCGCAAAGGCAGAAATGCGACGCCGAGGCAGCTCCCTTTAAATAATACCACGCTGAACGGTTATTAATTGCTTGCTTTGAGTGCACAAAAAGTTCGAATTGATGATTGGCGGTACCAATATCATAGGCAGATGACGAAAATACGATCGAACCATATAGCTCAATCTCGCTCATAAGAATTGCTTGATATGAACCCCATTCCCAACTATTCATACAGCCAGTTGCCGCTCCAAATTGGTTATATCCAGAAGCATTAAGACTATTTGAAACTAATTCCCTTGTTGTTTTCAGATGAGAACCAAATTCTGCGAAAAGCTGTTGATTGATGGTTGCTCCCGCGGCAGTAGAACCAGCTGTTGCAACTTCTCCAATCACTGTGGTGTTCATCTCGCTACCCTTGTACCCACCAACTGTGGTATTTGTCGGATTCATTCGGCTTCTGCCAAAGTGCTGAGTACCGCCAAAACCTTGACCTGGCACCATAACGAGATGATGATAAGTGACTGGATTACTGTCGCCGTTTCCGTACAGCGAATCAATGCCCGCGATTGTTACGTACTGTGAACCGGTCAACTGCAATGAGGCATCTGGATTCGGTGCCGATATTGCACGGGACATTTTGAAATAATCACCAACATAGATATCTTCAAAAAGAGAATATCCGCCTGTTCCATTAAGACGTTTCCACAGTGAGCCATCGTTGTAGTACGAAGTGATGTCTTTTGGCGCAAGGCGCGGGATGTTGTGAGACATTCTGGATAATATCGTTTCCGCTATAGATTGCATTGTGACCTGCTTATTTGATTTTCCAGATGTATCATACGTTAAAAAGGTATCCGTGTCCGCTGGCTTTGTTTTTACTGGATATTCGTTAAATTTTGCCATATTAATTCTCCTTTTCTATATTGAGTTTTTATAGAGTTGATTAATTAGTTTCTCCTGTCGGTCAAGCTGTTCTTTCTGGCTTTTTATCATCGCGAACATTGCGGGTATCATGATACGTTCGTTCCAGTTCTCGGGAAGTCCGTCTGTGTTATGGTCAACTGCCAAAGGAAAATACTTGTCCACATCTTCTGCTATGAACATTGGGAATTCTACGCCTACGCGTTCATCTCCTTTTGCGAGGTAGCCTTCTTTATACCGTGCCATTATTGGTTCGATGTTGTACAGATTCTCAATAAATTCTTCTGGCAAGGAAGCTCCGAGGATTTTGTAGCGTTTGGAAGAAGATGAACTCATGTATACTAGATTGTCATGAATCCTTAAATAATTTCCAGATGAAAGTGTGTCTAAATTGAAAATCTGAAATTTATCCGTTCCATCGGAAAAAGGTTCTGTTCCGCAAATTATGTTAAAGCCCCCATCGGCAACAAGACCATTTCCATAAGCATACAAATCAACCCCATTTACTGATATCTTGTTTTCTATTGCATTCAGAACAATGGTATTATCTTTTGAGCATATAGTGCCTTGTTCTTTATTTATAGTCCATCCACCAATATTCCCATCATTAGCCGATAACGTTCCTGTAAACGTTCCATCAGCAGATTTCAAGCTACCGGAAAAAGTGCCTTTTTTAAAATTAACTCCCGTGTGGTCAATATAACCGATTTCACTTCCAGTTTCATCTCGAATAGATAATTTTCCATTGCCATTATTTACACCGCCCAATGTCAATTCACCGCCAAGCGCTGCACTGAAACTGATATACAGTTGACCATTCTTGTAGTACAATCCTTTCCACTTTCCATTATCCGAAAGAATCTCTACTATCTCAGTCTGTGTAAGTGATGCAACATCAAGAGCAACCGAATACGTCTGCATATCCGCAATGCTCGTTTTAGCTTGATCAAGATAGCAAGTCACTCTAATCATTCCGCGTGAACCAATAATTTGAAGTGAAGAAGTTATTGTGCAAGCGCCTGTAGCTTCTGTTTGGTTAAGTGTTATAGTCGTCCAAGTTTTTCCAGAATCAGAACTTCTTTCTGCTTTCCACCATCCTGCATAGGCTGTCTCTTCTCCTTGACCATCACGATAATATACGTTAACGGTAAGCTTTTCTGGACTGACTTTTTTATCTTGCCCCATCAACAATATTTCCGTGTTTGCTCTAAGGTAATACGTTCTTCCTGGAGGCCCGTCTTCTCCACGCATTCTCGCCCATGTATATTTCGCTGGGTCTGCACTGTC